ATTATTCTAGACTTTGTTATACACCCGTTGCAGGCTTGAAGGTGTGTCTAGAGTTAAACACACCCGCTGCAGGTTTTAGTCTGGTTGAACGATTCGTATGTTACGAACCTCTGTTGTGAATGTGAAGTCTGGGTCTCTCAGAGTGATCGCCATTTGATTCTTCAGCTGGGGTAGAACTCTTGGTTCATTTACTACTTCAAAGTATTGTCCATACTTGTTAATAATCTCCCTTAGTTTTTCGTTGTTTGGTAGTACTTTAGCGTATCTCATCATCATATTCCTCCCTTAGATTTTCTACTAATACTTTTAAATCTGCTTTCGGAGACTTCTCTAATCCTGCTAGACTTTCATACTTCAGTCCCAATAGATTCGATAGTTCTACTACTAACTCCTTTTTTGTTACAGGGTCTTCACCTGTCTTTGTTTTATAGACAGTCTTTTCATAAACTCCCTCTCTACTTAGTTTACCTATGATAGATTTTACACTCTTATTCAGATCTTCTGCTAGCATATCTACTGTTGCTCTTTCTGGGTTTGCTGTGTATGCTTCTACCATATGGCTTACTTGCTCTTGTGTATAGTTTGCACTCATACTATTTCTCCTAATTCATCTTGCTCATTTTTAGATAAGTTATCTACTATCTCTAGCACTTCTTTTCTATCTAATAGGAATCTGGTCATTAAAATTTTAATATTATCCTTCCTGATGATGCCTAATACTTCGTTTTTCTCATAATCATGCTCTACAGCAATCTTTAATCCTTCACTTAATGTTAACATTGTCCACTCCTTGTGTAGTTATCTATAACTTCTTCTATAGATGCTTGGTTTTGTACTATTGAAATTCTATTCTTAGATAGTTTGTGTACTGCTCCATTGTTATAATATACAAAGTAACCCATACCAAACCCTATGTCGCCCATACCTCCTTTAGTGCAATAGTGCTGGGATATTTTATTACCCCAGTCCTCTGCTGCTAAGTAAAGTCTTCGTTTTTCTACTATGTCTGTATGTTCTGTCATTAGCAGGTACTCCAAAAGTTGTCTGCTATCTCGTCTAACACTTCGTTAGGGTAGATAACATCTCCACCAGTCTTTACTTCGTCATACCAATCAAAGTCTTCTGCAGTTGTATCTATGTCAGGGAATCTTTCGTTAAATTCCTGTACTAATAAATCCAATGCTGTGCCATCAGTCTCATTGTACTCTCCTTCCCAAGCATACCACCCTTCGTCTCCGTCTTTGTCACATCCATAGTATTGCTTACCCATGAAGTTTCTAAACTCATCTTCATAAGTCATACTAGCACTTACTTCAGTTTCATAGGTATTTGCGTAGAATTCCATTAGATTTATTACTAACTCGTGTGGTTGTCTCCATGCACTGTACCCATTAATCATACAGTCTTGCATTTCATCAACATTACACCACTTAGCTCCGACTTCATTACAATACCAATCATATGCGTTCTCTAGATCTCCACTTTCGTCAAAAGATTTAGTAGTATTGCTCATAAATGGTTGGTTTTCTATGTAATCATAGTCGTCATACTCATATGGATTACCATCGTAGTCCACTCTCTTACCTTTGACCTTTTTTATGTTTTCATTGAACTGGTCGTCTTCAATACCTGTTAATTCAATTGTAAAATATACATGATTTGCCATTATTTTAAATTCTCCTTTATAAAGTAAGCACTTATTAGAATGCCTACTGTTGTTAATAGTCCTATTACTGCTAATATTCTCTCAATTATCTCCATTAGATGTCTCCCTCTGCTCTTACTTCAGAGCGTATGATTTCAAAACCGTTAGGATATCTACTCTCTAGTTTGTTAATATTCTCGTCCATTACTTCGTCAGGTGTAAATCCTAATGCTATACATCCTTGAACCCAGTACCAAAGTACGTCACCTAATTCTCTTTTCATGTGAAAAATTTCATCGGCTGTGAACTGTGTATTGTTCTGAAATACTTTTTTCTTTACTACTTCAGCAAACTCTCCTGACTCTGCCATCATGCCGATCAATGCAGTCATTAATCTTGCCATATCTATTTCGCAGTCTACTATCTTTCCTTGAAATACAGTATGTTCGCCCATTAGTTTGTCCAATCTATCGCACATTTTGGTAGTATCTTTACTTGTTTCTGATGTGCAAGAGTCAACAAACCTTGCGTAATCGTTAATCTTGCTCATTAGTGTACTGCCTCCATTGTTGGTAGTTCTACTACTAACTCTGTGTCTCTTATTGTTGTTCCATTCGCTAAATCAATCATGTAGTAGCGTGGATTCTCGAATCTTGGTGTGCCATACCACTGTGCTATGTAAGCATTTTCATCAGTAGGTTTGTAGATTCTTTTTATTGTGCTGCCGTTTGCATTCATTCCTACGGCAAAATGTCTATAATTTCTCATTGTTCTTCCTTGTCTGTTAAGTTTATTAAATCGTTTAATAACTGCGTATGTTCTTCTGTAAGCATTACTATTTCTTCGTTTAGATACTCTAAGTGTTCCAACGCTTCTTTTAGTAATGCTTCGCAGTTTTCTATTTCGATATGTAGACTTTCTACTATATCTTTGTTTTGGATAGTTTTCCTACTAGGGAATTTAATTAGTTTCCCCACTATCTTCCTTGACCTCTGTACTTTTTGAACGAACGCTTCTTGCTTTTGTTCTTGTTGAGGGACATATTTCTATGAGAGTCGCCCTGTGCTGTTTTCTTTACATGACTCTTGTGTTGTGTTCCACTCCATTTCATGACTGCACCTCCACCCATTCGATCTTGATTCCTCTACGAATTAGTTCGTTTAGACACTTCTGTCTTACTTTAGGTTTCATGTTTGAACCTTTAGAGTTGATGTACTCAAAGAGTTCTCCTTTTGGTGTTTGCTTTAGGTAGAAGTGTTCCATTGGTAACTTGTTTGCTGGTACGCCTCTAACGTATTTTCTTGCACTTGGTTTAAATTTTGCTGGCATATTGCTCTCCTGTTATATTGTTAAATTAGAGGAAGTCTTTTCATCTTCCAACACGCTTTCAGTCACGACCTCTACATTCTTTATCAGGAAAATGTAGTTCCCTTTTTTGTTTATAAGTATATTATACTCGCTTTATTCTATTTGTCAAGAACTATTTTAAAGTATTTACTATCTTTGTAATTAAGGAAAGTCTGCCTTCTGCTTTTACATTGTAATCAATGTTGTGCCATTCGCCGCATGTAGTGTGTACTCTTTCTTTTAGTAGTGTCATTTGATCATACTTCGATAAAGCAACTGCATCATTCGGTGAGAACTTCCACTTAGTGAGAGGAGACACTTGTCTGTTTCCAATCCTTGCTGTTTGTTCTTCTTCGCTGATGCTTAACCAACACTTGATAAAGGTCACATCTTGGTCGTTTTCCCACTGCATTACTTGTGCCATGAAGTCCTCGTACTGTAGGTCTGTACACCAACCATTTAGTTTCTGTACCATTGCTCTACTGTACCAGCTTCTGTCAAAGAATACAATTTGATTGTTACTTGGCAACTTCAGTTCCCAACTCTCTAACCAGTTCGCCATATCCCACTGAGAAGGCATTGCTGACAAAGAGATAGAATACTTACTTGTTGGCAGATAGTGTGTTAACTCACGGATAGTACCTGTTTTTCCTGCAGTATCCCGTCCTTCTAATATGACGGCTACTTTTCCAAAGTCTTGGTCTACTATTTTGTTTAGTTCTATTTGCTGTGCTTCTAATTTTGTCATTATTCTCCTTTTTTGTATAGATATATTATACACGAGTTAACGAAAATTGTCAAGAAGTTTTTTAAGTTATGGTAAGAAATTTTGATGTGAATCATCTGGGGATAAAAAAATGGGACACCGAAGCATCCCATCCAAAGTTTTTGTTGTTTAAAGTGGTCGTGTTGGAATTACTCACGAACCTGTCCACTGTGTAACGAGAGGTAATGGATATTACGAACTTCAATCTACGACTTGCGTCTATGGTATACTGCTCATTTCGCACTACTTCTTTACTGTGAGATATCTACTATTCAGTAGTTGACAGAGCGACTGCCGTTCTTCTCAATGCTTAGCTTTTATACTGTTCCAAGTCTGCAGTTCGTCATTATGTATCAGTTGCCTACTGCCCCCGATGTCCAAAGACACCTCGCTCTCGCAGTCTGCGTTGGGAAACATCACCTTTCCCTTGCCCGAAGTCATTCCCGAAGGAATGGGTTTGCTACTTGTCGTTGTCCCAAAGGGTTAACGAAAGCGTGGTTTCCTCACTCTGGGATCGTTATTCTGGTATAACCACCCGTTCAATTACCTCTGCATTAGTAAAGCCGAAGCTCGTAACGTCCATTAATGCAGTAAAACAAACCGATTTTATACTTTCGATAAAGTGCCGAGGTCTCTTGCTTCGTTATGCCTTGCTTATCGCCTTTGCTTTCGTATTGCTACTAAGTTCGCGGGACTTATTGAAGGTTTCCACTCAACCCCTTTACGCATCGGTTCATGCGACTATGTTTCACTCCTTGCTGCGGAAGGTATCTCACATAGTGAGTATCAAAAGCGGACATTCATCTCGGTTAACGCAATCTCACAATGTCTAAGGAGCATACGGCGTTTTTTACGTGACGCCTCACTGGGTAAGCAACTGAAGGATTATTTATTCGCTCGCTCCGAAGAGGTCAATGCTAAATCATTTATTTTTTCCTTTACTCAGCTACTTTCATTCTATTTTGTTTCTGAATATATATTATACTAACTTTGAAACCATTTGTCAAGAAGAATTTTAAATCATTTTCCTTGACCCCTTTCGGGGAGAGAACTCGATGCCTTCGCATCAATTTCTCTCTTTTT